GGCCCCGGTCTTTACCGGAGCGATGTCGACCGGCTGGCGAGCGTTGCAGCGCTCGTCAGCCACCTCTTCGAACAGCCCGTCGGCGTCCCAATCCTCGTGCCCCAGACGTGCGATCAATTCGTCCATGATCCTGACGACCAGCACATCCTTCGCAGGATGTTTCGGCCATTGGCCGTGATTGCAGATCCCCGAGAGCGTCGGCCGGCTGATGTCGATCGACCGCGCCAGCTCAGCGAGGCTGATGCCGTGCTCGGCCAGGACGGCTTTCAACTTAATGGCCATCGGTTTTCTCCGATCGGGTCGCGAGGCCGTGCCAGCGTCCCGTTTCATTGATATGCCAAACCGACTCGGTAAAACGGGTGGCCAGCACTGCCGCGGGCGAGACTTTCTCCGCCTCGGTCAGCGGCGGATCGAACTTCAGCTCGACGGCCACGTTGTCCGGGTTTTCGGCCAGCGGGTCGTCGCGTAGTGTGATGGTGACTTCCATGGTTGCTTAGGCTTCCAGCCCGAGGTCCACCACAAACCGGGCACCCATCGCCGCAACCTGGATGGCATCGTTTACGGCATCCTCCGGATTGTCCGATTTCACTGCATCCCACAGTTCATCGAGCTTTTCCCTGATTACGGCGAAACCCTCGTGCGGGCTGTTGAGCGGCGGAAATTTCTCCTGCGCCTTCTTCAGCTCTGCCTTTACTTGGCTCATCGCCCAACCGGTGGTATCCAACCCGAGCCAGGGCAGCGGCACCTTTTCGCCCGCGGAGAATGTGTCTATCGCTACCTTGTCGGTCGCCTCGATGACGATCCGCACGGTGTCCTCGGGTACACGGTCTTTCAACTCGTGGGCCACGGCCTTGATAAACTCATCTGCTGTCATTGTTTAATCTCCGGTTATTTCACAATCGCCAGCTTCGGCTGGCGGGCTTCTCCCCGGCTCAGGCGCTCGGCCAGAGCGGGCAGTTCGGCTTCGGGGACCCCGTCCGGGTACTCCCGCTGAATCTGTTGCAAATGCTCCGGCCGCCAGTCGTCGCCCAGCCGAGCGCGCAGCCACTTGGCGGCTTGCACGTGGTTGAGCGGGATCAGTTCGACCGTGGGCGCGGCGATCTGGAGATCGGTGCCGCGCTTCGCGAGGTAGGCGGGGAGTTCGGTTTCCTTGGCTTCCTTGTAGGGATCGATCCGGCCGCCGAAAGATTGAAAATCCTTCCGGCCTCGCAACTTTTCATCGGCTTCCAGGGTTTTCGCGCCACTGGCGATCATCGAGATGCGCTTGCGGTTCCGGTCGGTCTCGGTGTCGCCGGGCGATTTGAACTCCTCGCCAATGACCGGAGCCATGGCCTGGAAGCCCCATTCGCCGTTGAGCGGGTCGACGGTGCCGGTCACGTCCGGCAGCTCGATGTGCCGCTCGTTCCCGTCGGCGTCGGTCACCACCGCCATCGCGCAGTCCTTGAAGGGGTGCCAGTGCAGGAACACATCGCCCTTGACCATGACGCCGGGGACATCCATCACGCTCCAGGTGCGGCCCTGGAACTCGGCGGTCAGGTCGCCGTTCACCCTGCGCTTTTGCGGCTCTCGGGTCGCGAGCGACAGGAGAACGTCCTCTGACCGGGTCTTGATCAGCTCGTGCTCGCGGATGTGCATCCAGGCGTCGAACCGGGTCATGCCGTGGCGGGTGTGTTTCTTGGTCGCGTTCCACCAGAGCTGGAACACCTCGGCGGCCTGGTTGAGCTGCTCGAAGCTCCGGATCGCGGTTTTCTGATCGCGGAGGCCATGCTCGAACGCCAGTTCGACCCGGTTTTGGGCGCCTTCGACGCTCCCCTTGGCGCGCGCGTTGCGCCGCTTGTTGACGATCAGATGGATACCGAGCCGGGCGCAGAAGCGCTTGACCAGACCGCCGGCCGTCGCGCCGGGGTCGACCATCAGAATGACCGGACGGCCGTGGAAGGGATCGCTCGGGTTCGCCTTGGGCGCCATGGCCCAGGCCAGGAACCGGACGGTGTGCTCGGCGGTCTCGGCGTGGGGGTAATAGCGCCAGCGGATCACGTTGGTGGCGTGGTCGGTCAGCACGTAGCGGATGACGCGCTGCTCCTCGATCGCCTTGAGGTTGCGCGGCTTGTTCTTATAGTGGACGGCCGGGTCCAATTCCTCGATCACCGCCCCGCCCCCCGGCAGGTAATAGAGCACGCACACCGAGCCGTCCACCTGCCAAACATGGTTCGGGTGCAGGCTCCTGAGCGCCTGGTGCGGGGTCGGCCGGCGTAGCTGCTCCGGGTGCACCCCGTAGCCGCGCATGGCGCGGGCGATGGCCGAATAGGACAAGGGGCGGATTTCGCCGGTTGCGACATCCACCCGCTCCGCGCGGATCTCGCCGTTGGCGCGCAAAACGTCCACCGCCGTCTCCAGGGTGCGCCCGCGCTTCTCGTTGAGCCGGTAGCCTTCCATCAGGTATGCGCTGATCGTGTCCGCTTCGGCCCGCGAGAGCTCGTAGTCGCCGTGGTCAGCTCGCCGCTTGCGGTCGCTCACGGTCACCCGCTGCAGCAGCCGGTAGAACGCCGGCTTGGAAATGCCGAGTTCGGCGGCGCCGGCTTCGACGACCGGCCCCTTTTCGCTGTGCGGCGTCTCGGCCAGGCGCTTGGCGTAACGGTCGGCGACGCGGAGGCGGTGCAGGTCCATGATCAGTTCACCGTGCCGGCTTGGGCGTTCTGTTCCGCGAGATCGGCGTTGATCTTCGCCCAGATTTCGCGGTCATCGTCGCCGGCCGCTTCGCGGAAAATGGAGGGGGCGTCCTCGGCGGGCAGTACGTCGACATCCTTCCCCACCGTTCGCGCCATGGAGACGATTTGGCCCAAAGCCTGAGCTACTAGCAACCGGGCGTGCTCTTGACGCTCGGCCTCGTGCGCATCCAGGACCGCGACGATGCGGGCCGTCAGGCTGGTTTGGATCTTCACCGCGATGGCCAGCGCTTCGTTTTGCAGGTCGAGGACGTAGCGGGACGTGTTGTCCTCGGGCTCGGCGTACTGGCGCTTGTCCAGCTTGGTGGAGAGCTCGTCGATTTTTTCGTTTTTGGCTGCGATCAGTTTGCTCTTAGCCTCCAAGCTTTCCCGGAGCTCTGCGATTTCTTTATCTCTGTCCGACTTAGCTTTGCGTAACGCGGCACGGAGCTCGCGGACCGACATGCAGCTTATTTCGTCGGGCTGTACGCCGCGGACGGTACCGCCTTCGCTGAGTTCCTGGATCTCTTCGTCATCCAGAACCGCCAGCTCGATCAGCTTGGTTTTTCCGAAACTCATCAAATGTGCGTTTGAACGCACATTTGAAAATTTGAGCGCAGCCTTCATCATCTTGGCGGCAGCAAATCGATCTACTCCAATCATCTCCAAAGCTTCCAAATAGCTCCCGTGCGGCTCATGCTCCTTGAGCTGGATCAGCCGCTTACCAGCTTCCAGCATGGCTTCGGCCGATTGGTTTAAGAGAAACCGAGTCTCTTGGATGACTCGATCGCGTTGGTAGGGAATGATGTCGCCGAAGCGTTCGTCGATCTCGTGAGTCAGCGCGGTGTATTCCCTGGATATGTTCGCCAGTTCGTTGTCGGTGTCGGTCACGACGTGCTCGTCGAGTTCGGTGTCAGTAGGCTTTCTCGCCATATTCAATCTCCGGGTTTAGTCATCACACGTTGTTTCGCCTGCTCGAACGTTTCCATCCCGCCGGTTAGTCGGGTGATCCGCTGCCGGGATTCCTCGATCCGAGCCGCCGCCGCATCGAGCGAATTCATGATCTGTATCGATACTTGGGCTAGCCGATGACTGATCCGAATCCGACCGGTCTCCGGAATCCGCTCCGCGTAGCCCTTGGCCTCCAGCGTGGCCACATAGCGGGTGATGGCGCTGGCCGGAAGGCCGGTAGCCTTGGCCAGCTCCGTCGGGCTGTAGCCGTGGGCGAAGTTGCGCTCCAGAACCCGGAGCACGTCCAGGACCTTTTCACCCGCTTCCACGGTCTGGGTTTTGCTCATGCCGTGCCTCCGGCGATCGCCGAACGTTCGTTCGGTGCATTGCGGCGCTGTTTCGCCAACCGAATCACCGCGCCACGGACGGTCTGCCACTTTGGTTCCTGCCCGGTCTCCCGGCGCAGGGCGTCGGCGATTTGATCCGTGTCCTGGTCCTTGAAATACGGCGCGTACGGTTCCGGCACCGTGAATGACTGGCCGTTGCGCGAGCCGGGGATGGTGTAACCCGTGATCTTCATTCCTCTCCTCCAAAATCGAGTTCGGGGTGTGCGTGTTTCGCCACGTTGCCGCGGTGCAGGGCCAAGCCTTCCATGGCGCTCTGAATGGCGGCCAGGGTCTCATCCGCCTGGGCACGGCCGCTGTAGAACCGGATCAGGTTACCCATGGCGGAATTCAGGATGTCTTGCAGCTCGTGAATGTCGCCCGGCTTGGCGGTTTTGCCGGTCGGAATGTCGATTACCAGCTTGCCGGCGGAGATCGCCAGCCAACGAGAGACGTAGTCGATGCCGCACGCCATTTCGTATGCCGGGATCAGGCTCGCCGGCATCTTTCCGGTGGCCAACCACTTATAGAGCGCATCATGGGTCACCCCCATCAGGTCGGCGATCCGCTCCACCGAGCGGTTGTGTTTCTCGCGCGCGTGGTCTTTGCAGAGCCGCAAGGCATGCAAAAGACTGGTCGGCTGGATGCGTTTCCAATTTCGGCTCATGTTCGGAAATGACCTCCCGGAGTCCTTTCCAAACAAAATTCGGTTTTTGCTCTATGCAACAACTTTGCGCCCTGTAAAAATTCCCCCGTCGCAAACAACACAACGGGGGATATCCTCATGAGCGCCGAGGAATTCAATGAACTGGCGGGTCGGATCGAGGGCCTAGCCATCGCTGTAGGGTTTTTGGTGGCTGAGCTGGAGGATAACGGAGTCATCGACGGCCCTCGGTATTGCGAGTCGATGCAGCGGATGGCGGGCAAGCTAAGCTTTGATCGGCCGCACCTGGCTGCAACCCAGCGGACGCTTCGGGAGTTGGCGGGCTCGATCGACCAGGCGCGTAGTCAACGCCGAGGATCGGCTGGTCTAATCTGAATCCACAAAATTCGGGCATGGTACGAGCCTCACTTTTTTGGTTCATAACGGCCTGGCCAGAGCTTTGAGAGCGGGATTTTGGTTACGCGGCTGATTTCGTCGGCAATCCGGCGCGATGTCGAGCGGCCGTAAATCACGTGGTTTACGGCTACATCGGAGACGCCTAGCTTCCTGGCTATGGCGATCTGGCTGCTGCCGGCCTTCTCAATGGCCGCTTTGATATCGGCAGGGTGCATGACGACTCCTTGTCTCGGGTTTTGTGGCGAATCGATCGCGTGAGCGATGGCGTGCATTGGCGTCTCTTTTTTTGGTCAAATCAGGTAATAATCGAAGTTAGAAATATGATGGTGGAACATTTACACCATGTCAAGCGGTGACGTAGAACAAATACACCTTCGCTTGCGCGAGGAATTATCGGCGCGCGGCATTTCCTTGGCGGAAGCTGCTCGCCAGGCAGGGGAGAAAGATCCTCAGGGACTCAAAGATGTCGTTGGCGGGCGGAAACGATTATCCGCAGAGCTCTTAGCAAAGCTCGCAGTGACCGGGATCGATACGCAGTACGTACTGACCGGCGTGCGCACCGGCACCGCCGAGCCGCAAGCAAGATTCGCCCTAACGCCGCGCAAACAGAAACTCCTCGACCTCATCGAGATGCTCGATGAGAAAGGGCAGGAAGAGATTCAGGAGGAGCTTGAAAAAATTAAACGAATGAAGGAGCTGGAGCGAGAAGTGGCCGAGCTGAAACAACGGGCAGGAGGCGGCCAAAATAAAGCTTAGTTGTCACATTTGCCATGAAATGAGTTGTTAACATTCGTGGCGCTTTTTCAATTCGAAAGGGGGGGATATGACGCGTATCGGCCGTTTGGCTCTATGTTCGATTCTGGCCATGCTCTCGGGGTGCATGACCTATAACGAGGAGATGCTGCGCAAGGTTCCGGAGGTCAAGGCGACGACCAAGGCGGTGGTGATCGAAACGAAAGTCGGGGATTTCATCCAGCGCCTAAACGGGGAAGGCACCAACGCCAGCCCCTTCTCTAATACCACGGTTGCCGGTGAGGTGACCAAGCTCATCATGGACCGGTGGGAAAGCCGGGGCATCGTTGCGGACTATGGCAAAGCGGGGGAGCTGGACGGTACGCCGGATTACACCCTGATTTTGTCGGGCACCCGCGATGAAGAGGGTTCTATTGGTCTAGCCGTGCTGAGCGGTTTGACGTTGATGCTGCTGCCGACGTCGTCGACCCTGACCTACGATCTGAATGTCGAGCTGATCGACAACAAGACATCGCGTCATTACGAAGCCAAGGCCAAGAACGCCGTCACCACGGTAATGGAGATCCTGTTCCTTCCGGCGCTGCCGTTCTCCTGGATCGGCGGCAAGCACGCCGTCGACGATATCGCGGATCACCTTTACCACGAGTTGCACGAGCAAGGGGCGTTTACGCAGGGCGCCGTGGCTGCGAAGCCGTAGGTTGCAGGGTGGGTTAGCCGGTACTCCGGCGTAACCCACCGATGCGGTAGCTCGTGTGAATTTGTCACTGATGGGGCGACTAAAATTCGGTAAAAGTCGTCAGGGGTTCTAATTCTTGCATAGATAGGGGGGCGTATGGATTTTAAAGAACGGTTATCGCGGCATGTCGAACACGTCACGAATGTCGGAGGTCATTGCGATTCCGAGGAAACCACCAAGCAGGCACTAATTCTCCCGGTACTGGATATCCTGGGGTTCAGTCCCTACGATCCAACCCGGGTTAAAGCGGAATTCTGTGCCGATGTCCCCGGCGTCAAGGCTAATGAGCGTGTGGACTATGCACTATTCTGTAACGGCGTCCCCGTGATGTTCGTGGAGGCGAAAAGCTATAGAGAAAATCTCACCAACCACGCGCCGCAGCTGGCCCGCTACTTCAATGCAACGCCGGAAGTCACAATAGGCGCAATCACTAACGGTCGGGAGTGGCGGTTTTTCACAGATCTGAAAGATAAAAACGTCATGGATAAGGAGCCGTTCTTCACGGTTGATTTCCTGGGCCTGTCTGCGACCGATATTGAGCAATTGAGCCGTTTTCGGCACGACAAATTTCAACCGGAGGCACTCCGTACGCTGGCGGAAGAAAGTGTCTACCTGGCTGCGTTCAAGACCGTTATTAAGAAGAGCATCCTGGAATGTGACACCGATTTCGTACGTTACGTCGTCGGTAAGTCAACGATTCAGCGCACCTTGACCGCCAAGTTTATCGAGAGCATCACGCCAATTGTTAAACAGGCCGTTGCCCAGACCATGAGCGACATGGTGGTCAACAGCCTATCGGCACCAACCGCGGCTGAGCCCATTCCAGAAACCCCCACACAAACTGATGAAGAAGTGGATGTGATCGACTTGCTAAACAGCAAGATCGTTACGACGGCCGCCGAACGTAAACTGCTTGCTATCGTCCAGGAAATCCTGCCGGGTGAACCGTTATCCGGGAAGGACACGGAAAGTTATTTCACTGTGCTTTATCAAAACAAAACGAATCGATGGCTGCTCCGATTTAGCGGTGACAAGAAGCGTCCCTCGATCCAGTTCATTATGGATCTGACACCGCAACACATGATGGAGATCCGCCGCGCCGGCTTGGAGGTCGGCCCAGGCAATCAAATCCTAATCGATAAGCCGGAAAACCTCATGCGCATCACCGGGCTGCTATTCGACGCCTTGGCTTATTGTCAAAACGACGAAAACTTCAAACTTAAGAAAGGTAGTCCGATAGAGGCGAGTGCGTAACTCGTCGAGTGAGCTAACGTCATCAGGCATAAAGAAACACTATCAGCAATGGCAAAGCGATCAGTTCCAGTACAGCCAAAGTCGGCAAATTTGTCGCCTCAACAAATGAAGGCGGCAATACCAAAGCTTGAGCGACGGATTGGCGAATTGAAGGCCGTCGATATAGCAGCGATTCAGGGAGGTGAACCTTTCCTTAAAGCGATGGAAGACAAAATTGATGACACCTTAGTGGAGCTTTTCGGAAAAGATACGGTTGAGTACAGACGTTTTGAAGTATGGTCACTCAATACAAGTCCACTGATTATGGGATATGAGCCACCTATATCCGAGGTGCGTGAGGGCTATAGGCGTGGCATCGATCAGGCGATCTCAAAGCTTCAAACAATAATCGAACTCTTTAAAGAGAAGCTACAAGACCTCGGCGAAACACCAGAGGGACGTGCCGTCCGAGCTTTCGAGGAATTGGATATCCATCCCGAGATCGAGCGAGCAGTAGGAAGGCTGTTCCACGACGGGCATTACGCTAATGCCGTTGAGGATGCCTGCAAAGTACTCGATCATCTCGTCAAGATGAGAAGCGGTCGGTACGAACTATCTGGAACTGAGCTCATGCAGACAGTATTTAGCCCAAAAGCGCCGGTGCTACGATTCAGCGAGCTGCGGACAGAAACCGATCGTAGTGAACAACAAGGGATGATGTTCCTCTATGCCGGGGCAATGCTAGCTCTCCGGAATCCTCGGGCTCACGACCTAATCCAGGATGATCCGGAAAAGGCGCTGGAATACATTGGGTTTCTTAGCCTCTTGGCAAAGTCGCTTGACAGGGCAATCAAGGGATAGTGTCCCTGCGTACGTATGGGGCTTTTGAGTAATGTGTGGCCGCAGGATAGGCTAAGCCTGTGGATTTCTTGGGGGGGTTAATGTATAGCTTTGAAACCGTTCATCATATTGAATACACAACGCGGGAAGCAGTTCCCGTTACGGAGATCATCAAATCACTCCAGGGATTCGACAAGATTGTCCAGGAGCTTCCGAATCTGGCGAATGCGCTAGTTTTAGAAGGTGCCGTCAAAAAGGTTGAGCTCTATGTGCAAGAAATCTCGGCCGGTTCTCTTGATCAAGACTTCATTTTGCGTTTCTTCTTTAAAGACGAACAAGGGTTTAACGAGTGGATAACAACACTTCGAGAAAAAACTGGAATGGATAACCCTAAAGTCGCCTCGGCAGTAATCGGTTCCTTGATAGCAGCTGCGCTTGCATATGGTATCTACCTCACACTGTCGAAAGATGCGTCCGAAGCTGCAACAGCGACCATCACTGGCAACCAGAATACCGTCATTCACTTTGTCGCCGAGACTTTGAACGTCAGCTCCGACGCACTCATGCAGGTGATGGATACCTCAATTCGCGACAAAAAAATGTTGGCGCAGGGTGCAGTACTGGCAGTGCACCCTGCGAAAGCGGACAAGGAAGCGACGATCGTCATTGACGGGAACGAAAAGACTATTATCGAGGCAAAAACCATACAAGCCGCTCCCGAGCGCTTCGATCCGCCGCAACCGGAGAGTAAGGTTGAGGAGTACCCCCGCGCTCTCGTTCAAATAAGGGCTACGGACTTAGATAGCGAGAAGCAGGGCTGGCGCTGCATTGTCCCCGGATTGTCGGAACACAGAGTCAAAATGGTCGTTGATCCAACGGTCGACCGGACCAAGCTGGCGCGGGAAATTTCGGTGATGGCAAGCATCGCCGTCACATCCAAATTCAATCCCGAGAAAAAGCAGTATCAAATAACCGAAGTGTTTCTGCGGGATTGGGAGCAGATAAAGTGATGATTTGTGCAAGTCCTGTGAGCTCTGATCCCCACTGGACAGCCTATCTCTCAGCTTTGCTAACACCTACTGTTGCCTTTTTCGGTATTTTCATTGCTTTTCGACAATGGCGAACTGCTCAGAATAAGTTGAAGCTTGAACTTTTTGATCGTCGCCTCGCAGTGTATGAAGTAGCCCTGAAATTTATCGCAGCAATTACGGCTCACGGGAAAGTAAAGGATGACGAACTGTTTCAATTCTTGTCCGGCGTACGAGAAGCGAAATGGCTTCTAAGCGTTGAGATCGCCGAGTATTTGGACAAGGAGCTTTATCGCAACGCAGTCGACTTGCATTGTTTGGAGGAGGAGCTCCAAGAAATGCCGCACAGTGAGCAAAGGAAAACAAACATTCACAAGCAAGCTGAAATCAAGAAATGGTTCGTGAAGCAGTTTGATGTGCTGGACGAGAAGTTCTCGCTCTTTCTCAAGCTAGCGCACTGAATCCACTATTAAATCGCCACAGCCGCGCAACACCCTGTCACGCGCTCCATACGCCCGCCTGAATCCGTTGCGCGCCCCATAACGGCGTCATGACGCTTTGTGACGCCTAATCCAATCGACACCGGAAACGGATTCCGGTTATGCTGGTGTCGTCCCCTCCCCAAGATCCCCGCTGAAACGTTTCAGCTGCCGCTGTTTTCCCTGTCCCTTTAATCTGCGTTCCCATCGATGTTCATCATCCTGGAGCGCAGCCGATGTCCGAATCCAAAACCGCAGATTCCCCGGCCGAAACCGAGCTGACCAAGAGTCAAGTCGCGGCGTGGGTGTTCCGCGAGGTCCCTGAAGTCGACGACGAGGGCAAACCGACCGGCGAAATGGCCAAGAAGCCTGTCAGACCCGATGAGGTCTTCGCCTTCCGCGACTACGGCACGCATGTGGTCGTGGTGACGATCGACGGCCGGAAGCTTCGCGGCGACAAGCCGAAAGCTGACGCCAAGTCGAAGAAGGCCGCCCAGTAATGGCCGTGCGAATCCCCCAGTCCGGTCTCCAGGGCGAAGCGCTGCGCGAGGCGGCGACGTCCGAGTTCCGGCAGATCATCGAGTTGGTCCGCGCGGGGCTGGTGAAAGCCATTTATCCGGGCCGCTCGGAGATGTCCTATGCCGGAATCGAAGCCATCTATCCCGACCGGGTCATCTGCGAGAAGGAAGGCCGCTACTGGGCTTACCCCTACACCCTGAACGACGACAACACGGTCGCGATCGGCGAGCCGGTCGAAGTGATCGAGCAGTACGTGCCGGTCACGATGCGGGAAGCGGTGCGGTCGGTGTTCGTGGAGGCCGCCGAGGGCAAGCGCTGGCTGATCCGGGCGATCCGCGCCGGGCTGTCCCTCAATAACGTGTTCTATCCCGATGCCGTGCTGCGCGAGGCCGTGCCGCTGTTCGAGGGCGCGCGGGTGTTCGTCAAGTCGGACGACGAGCACGTCAAGGGCGCCGGCAAGGATGTCCGGAACCTGATCGGCCGCCTGGTCGAGGCCAAGTTCGTCGCCGGGGCCATGCCCGACTGCGGCGAGGTGCGCGCCAAGCTGGAATTGATCCAGCCGGACGGCGAGATCGGCGTGAAGCTCCGGGAAGCCTACGCCAACAACATGTCGAGCCTGTTCGGCTTCTCGATCGACGCCGACGGCACCGCCAAGATGACCGTGCGCGAGGGCAAGCGCGTCAAGGTCGCCCAATCGATCACCAAAGTTTCATCCGTGGATCTGATTGTCGAGCCGGGCGCCGGCGGACAGTTGATCCGTCTCGTCGAATCCGTCCACTCCGAGGAGCCAGACATGGCATTGCGCGAACGCATGATCGAGGCGGTGCGAGCCGCCCACAACGGGCAGCTGCCCGCCAACCTGAACACCGACGACGACGCGGCGCTGGAAGCGGCGTACCGCGAGGCCGTCTCTTCGAATGCAGCCACGACGACGCAAGCAGGTTCCGCCGCGGGTGCACCGGCGGCGGTCGACCTCGGCGCGATCGAGGAACGTATCCGCATGGTCGAGGCGCGGGCGAACGCGCGCGTCGCGATCAGCACATCCAACCTGCCGCAGCCGGCGAAGGACAAGCTGCTGGCCGATTTCGCCGCGCGCGAACGCTTCGTCGAGGCGGACGTCACCGCCGCGATCAACGGCGAGCGGGAGTATCTCGCCCGGTTCGTGGAGTCGGGCAAGCCGACGCTTTATTTCGACCAGATCCGCGTCGAGGACCGCGCGGCGAAGCTGGCCACGATGCTCGACGCCTTTTTCGATCCGGCGCACAAGGATCACAAGCAGACTCAGAGCTTCAAGGAGTGCTACATCGAGATCACCGGCGACCGCCGCGTGACCGGACATCTGGAGGACTGCAATCCGGCCCGGCTGCGTGAGGCCCTGGGCGACGACATGGCCGCGTTCCGCGAGTCCTTGACCACGGCGAGCTGGGCCAACGTGCTGGGCTCCTCGATCACCCGCCGGATGATCGCCGACTTCCAGCAGACCGGCCGCTACGACGTGTGGCGGCGCCTGGCCAGCGTGGTGCCGGTCGGCGATTTCCGCACCCAGGAGCGGACGCGCTACGGCGGTTACGGGGATCTCCCGACGGTCAACCAGGGCGCCGCGTACAACCCGCTGACCTCGCCGACCGACGAAAAGGCAACCTACGCGATCGCCAAGAAGGGCGGCACCGAGGACGTGACGATTGAGATGATCCGGAACGACGATGTCGGCTCGATCCGCGGCATTCCGGTGAAGCTGTCGCGGGCGGCGAAGCGGACGCTGAGCAAGTTCGTGCTCGACTTCCTGGCGACCAACCCGACCATCTACGACTCGGTGGCGCTGTTCCATGCGTCTCACGGCAACCTGGGCGCGACCGCGCTGTCCGCCACGACGCTGGCGGCCGGGCGTCTCGCGGTGCTGAAACAAACCGAATTGACCTCCGCCGATCGCATCGGCATTCCGCCGGTGAATCTCTGGCTGCCGTTCGACCTGGAGGAGTCTGGATTCGATTTGTTCCGCCGGCAGACGAACAACGACACCGACTTCGTCGAGTCGCTGCAGATGAATGTGATCCCGGTGTGGTACTGGACCGACGCCAACAACTGGTTCCTGTCCTGCGACTACAACGAGGTGCCGACCATCGAGGTCGGCTTCCTCGACGGCAACGAGGAGCCGGAGCTGTTCGTCCAGGACAACCCGTCGGTCGGCAGCCTGTTCACGAACGACAAGATCACCTACAAGATCCGGC